CAGCTTGTTGATCATCGCCTGGTCGATCATGACCAGCTGTGCGTAATACCGTTCCATTTCTTTTGTCTGAGGTCCCTTATAGTCTGCGTTCGTTTCCTCTTCTGACAGGCCGACCGCTTCAACAGAATACGTCAGACCGCCATCGAATTCCCATTCCAACTTCATGATAGGAACCTTATATGTGTTTCCAGACAGATCTGCTACCGTCAGGATATCCCAGGGATCCAGGCAGGGATCTCCCATCATTTTCAATGCACCTGGCATATAGGAGAAATTTTTGAAAGATGCTAGGATATTATTGAGGACTGTTTGTGTCATGAACGGATTGGAAAAAGACACGGACCTTGCTCCGGATCCTGAAAAGATTGATATGCTTTTTCCATTTTTATCTTGTCCCGTAAAACATACAAATTTTGAAACATCAAAAGCATAATCATTATGTTCAAAATTTCCCCAGTACCGGCTCGTCTTTACCTTATAATCTGAATCCACATAGGTATGCAGCTCGATCTGACCTCTACGGTTACAAACAGCAAACGCGCCATGAAGCTGCGCCACATAAGAAAGGACTTCCCTGCAACTATATCCTTTCGGCACTTTCATGGATATCGCCGTTAATCCGGTTGTCACTACAGGAACACCTGTGATATCCGCAATCATCTTTAGTACTGCCACTGTATTTGTGGTTGTGCCATCCATGGAAAATGTTCGCTCTGTGTTCATCATACGGTCGTAAGCTGTGAATGTGATCTGATCGTCCGCTTTCTTTGGCTTCCCTACGGTAAAGTATCCCATCGGGATGTATTCTGTCAGACCGTTCACGTCTATCCCGATCTGCAGGAGGATCTCTTTTCCCTCGATCAGGAGGTTGCCATCCGGAATCGTCACCTCGATATACTGCGACATCGTTGATCCCAGGGAAAAATCATCTTCTGCCTCAGATCCTCCGGTGAGCTTGATGCTCTTAACCTTTGTGATCGATACCTTGTCATAAGTAAGCAGACACTTAAATGTTCGGGAATCCTGCTGTACCAGGTTTCCGAATTCTGCTGTTGACTGATACACAAAACCGCCTCCTTACTCTAGCCTCCTTACTCTGTAATCATAAACTCAATGACATCCAGTTCTTCCATAGTCAGTGGATCGTACTTTGGATCGTCATCACATTTTTCGACTACATCAATTGATACCGTGTGGATTTTCACTGCAGTTTCAATCGCTAAAAGTTCACTCATATCCTTCTCAAACTCATCTTTGTTTTCGAACACATAGCAATTATCCTTGACAAGATATTCTCCCTTTTTGTCCTTTTTCGCATATCTGGCTATAAGCTCTTCTCTTTCTTCCATGTATGCAGTTGCCGCTTCCTGGACTGCTGCCATGTTCTTCTTGATCGCATACGCCAGACGAACTGGCAAATGTTTCTCTCTTAAGCCTGCACAGGTGTTAAGGAATGCTACAATCTCACTGTTCTTCATCTTCATGCTCCCTATTCCTCCGTATCAGTATCTTTTGCAGTGTCTACCGTCCCCTGATCCTCCAGTTTCCACAGGAGCTCGTCAAATGCAGCCATGTCTTTTCTACATTCTGCTTTGTTCGCCTCATACATCTCCTGGTCCTGAATGGTCTTTGTGCAGTTGCTCTTTCCGGTTTCCGGAACCTGTGCAGACATGTATACCACACTTTTTCCATCGATGATGGAGCTGTAACTGAGATTCATTGATTTTGTACCTTTTAACATATTTGTTTCCTCCTATTTCTGAATTAGTGTTGCTCCTACTCCCTTATATGTTTTCACGCCATTAACATAACTATATACGGGATAAGATGGTGTATTTGAATAGAATTTTTTCGTTGTTCTTGTGTTTGTTCCAGGATCTGTAAATGTTACACTAAAAAAAGCAGGACTTATTGCCGCATCAATTTTTGCGACATCAGCCCTACTAAGCATCGTCCATGTACACTCAAGTGTATACTTGATAGCAATCACATCACCAATCATTTCTGCGTTTGCAGCACGCCCTGTATTATTTGACCACACTTTTTCTTTTTTAATGGTCAAGCCCCCGAGGGCCGGAGTCGGCATCGTAACTCCGTCAATAATGATATCATCTGTCACTTTACCGCCTCCTTATCCAAATACCGGATTTCCGGTCTGTTTCTGATAGTTGTTTCCTTCCTGGCGGATCACCTTAAACAATTTCTTTGCATCGCCTTCCAGATAGATGTGGAGTTCCTGTCCACGATCATTTCTGCCCTGCATGCTTTCAAAAGCATTCACAACTGCTTCAAATACACCTGCCCGGATTCCGGCAATGATCTGATTATTGTTTGCCACCGCAGAACGTTTTCCCATTCTTCCGACAAGCTCCGGTCCGGACTCTCTTGCCACGAACATTTCTCCCATACCAGGGAATCCACCATTTGCGTACCAGCTCAGATTGAAACGTGGCAATAAAAATTTGAAGTTACCGATTTTTATAGATCCACCTTCCCAATCCCAGCCGATATGTGGCATAGGGATATGGATGCTTGAAAATCCATTTGCAAAAGTCTGAATAACATTCTGGCCAACTGTGTATAAGCTTGGAATTGCGTTTGCCACCTTGCCTGGTATATTACTTAATATTCCAGACAGAGAGCTCCAGTTATTATTCAGGCCGGTTCTCATTCCGCTTATGATATCCCTGCCTTTCGGCGTTACTTTGCTTTTGATATCTCCGATAGCGTTGAAAGATTGAGAACCGATTTTCTTTACTCTGCTCAGGAATGTTGATTCCCTTACAGCTTCCCAGCCATTTTTCAGACCGATGATCGCAGCATTTCCTTTCCCACGTAGCCATGTTTTGGCATTTCCAAGTCTCTCTTTTGTCTGCCCTGGGAGTTTAGCAATCCAAGACAGTACAGCTGGCAATCCTGCTTTCATACCATTGAACAGGCCAGATATAACATATCCGCCCTGCGTACGCATGACTGTTGATGGTGAATGGATTCCGAAAGCTTTTTTGAATCCGTTTATGAATGGTTTAAAAATGTGTGCCTTGATCCAGGTTCCTATATCTTTAAATGACTGCACAACACCATTTTTAAAGCCTTCCCAGGTGAATTTTCCAGCTTCTGTGAAATGCTTTATAATATACTTCCTTGCATCTGCAACTGCATTTTTAAAGATACCGCCAATAAATGCGGCAAAACCTCCAAATGCAGCTCCAATCGTTTCAAAAACTCTGTCAGCAATTCCGCTCCAGTCAATGTTTACCATCAGATCTTTTGCTTTGTTATAGATGGTGTCCCCCATGGACCACCAATCCATGTGTTCAATCGCTGAGATTGCAAAATCAAAAAAGCCTTTTATCCCATCGGATAAGGTCTGTCCTATTTTTCCTGTATCAATGGTTTTGACCGTGTTGGTTACAAGATCAGCCAGTGCAGTGCCCAAGCCTCTCCAGTTAAAGTTATGAACTGTAGTATAAAGTGCTTCCAGTCGTGTGTTAAAGCACTCTCCAACTGTTTTTCCAACTACACTCCAATTGGTTGTCGCAATCGCTGTATTCAGTGTGCTTACCAGACCAAAGACGGTATCATGTACGGTTCCTTTGATCAGGTTCCAGTCAAGGCCTTCAAGAGCACCATTGATTCCATCTCCGATAGCTTTCCCAAGACTGTTCCAGTGGAAATTCTTTGCAAAGGTATCTGCAAATCCAAAGGCTGTGTTCAGTCCCTTAGAGAATGTATTACCAACTAATTTCCAATCCGCAGCTTCAATAAAGCCATTCAGAAAAGTGGCAATGCTTTTTGCAATCTTGTTACAGGTATTCTGGATTTTACCCCACGGAATACGTTCCAGTGCTTCGTTGAGCTTATTGCCGACCATGGTGCCAAGTTCTGTAAAATCGCCGGACTTCCAGGAATCTTTAATCAGTTTTGCGAGATCTTTGAAACGGCTCTTGATGGCTGTTGTCTGGAACATATCATTAACGCCACCAAGCGGTGATGTATCCGTTCCACTTCCTGTTCCTCCTGATCCGGAGCTGTCTGAATCATCGTTCAGCTTGTTGATCTGGTCGAATCCCAGAAGAGTGCGCTGATATTGTTTTGCCGCTTTTGATGCCGTATCCGCGTTCTTTGCATTATTCTTCAGACCCGTTGAGGTACTGTTAAGACTTGCAGCATAATCCTGATTGACTTTCTTGGCCGTGACCATGGCGGTTTTGCCTGTGAGGGCTCCCATCAGCTGGCCTATGGAATTTACCACGTTGATAACCGTTTGAATGAAACTGTTCAGAATTGGCGCTACAACATTCAGGATTGGCGCAAAGGCTGTGGCCAGTGAATTTTTGAGCTGTGTCAGAGAAGACATCAGCAGAGAAAGACTTCTGTTTGTTTCTCCACTGTACTGTGCAAGGTTCTGAAATCCCTGCTTTGCGCCATCTACAGCTCCACGGATCACAAAACTTGCAAACATAAATTTTGCAGTCATTCCGATCGTCTTCAGTATACCTGTCAAGCCTCGTCCGGATGTTCCCAGACCATTGAACGAAGATTTTGTCCTGTTAAGAAACGGGATTCCGGATGTGAACTTCTGGATCAGTGCAGCATAAGCACCGGAGCATTTCCGGATCACACCGGTGAAGGAAGATGCAACGTTTCCAACACCTCCAAGAAGCTTTGTAAAGCCTCCCCACCCCTTCGAAACAGTTGCTCCTATTCCTTTGAAAATTCCTGTTCCAAAGTTCAATGCCTGTTTCGGAAGAGATACCGGCCGCGTTACATCTGTATTTGAGGATTCCATATGTTTTTTGTCAGTTTCATACATTCTCAATTTACGTTCAGCGCCCTCAATGTCATATGCCAGGCTTCTCCAGCTCATGCTTTCCTGATCTACTCCAAGATCACTCATCTTATCCCGGCGTTCATAGTATTTATTGAGCTGAGTCTGTGTTTTTTGAATTGTGGAGTTCAGTTGCTGATACTCTTCCGTTGGAACTTTGATGCCTGCCTTGATCTGGAAATTTTTCACAGGATTCCTGCTGAGCATTTCCCTAATCTTATTCAGGGTATTCCTTACCGGCTGCAGTGCCTTGCTTTCCATCCCCTTGAACGGATTCTTTATTTTCTCAGTTTCCTTCTGGATTTCTTCAACGCTTTTCTTTACTTCCCGCCGGCTGTTTTCCATCCCTTTTTTCAATGGTTCTGTTGTAGCTTCAATTATCACCTGCATCTTATGAAGTGTATCTCCCATGGTCTCACCTCCTCTCTTTTTCTCAACAAATTAATGATTATGTCTATAGTTCCATTCGGCGTTGTACGCCCTTCTTTTTTCCATGTACTCTTCCCACTGGCGGGCTTCCTCTGCTTCTTCGTATGCCTTCTGTTCTTTTTCAAACAGTTCCGGATAATAATCCCAGGGATGGGCTATCTTGCCATCTTTGGCAAATAACGCTGAGATATCTACTGCTATGGCCTGGGCCTGGATAAAATTATCCATGATCCGCTGCTTTTCTTCTCTTAGCAGCCGCTTTCTTATATTTGCCAAAGTATCAAATATCTCATTTACAGAAAGGTTCCAGAATGTTTCCGCTAG